AAAAGTTTTATTAAAAAAACGTGGCTATTTAACGAAAAAGGATTTTACGAAGAATTGTCAAGTAAATATGTAGAAAAAGGAAATTTTAATGAAGATGATGGAATTATTTTAGTTTCAGAAATTGAAAATTCTATTTACGAAAAAAATGCAGAAAGAAAAACTATTGGGCATATTACAGGTGAAGCAGATATTTTTTGCAAAATTAATGGAGTAAAAGTAATTAAAGATATAAAAAGTTCCTGGTCACCTTTAACATTTATGAATGGCGAATTATCAACTATCTATGAATGGCAAGGTAGAGCTTATATGTATTTATATGATGCCGATGAATTTCATTTGCATTATACTTTAACTGACTGTCCTTCACATATTTTAGAAAATGAAAAATGGAAATTGCGTAATAAGTATGGAATTTTAGATGATGAAAATCCAATTATGCAAAGATTATTTAAACAATTAGAGCAAAATTTAGTATTTAGCAACGGAAATTATACAAAGGAAGAACGTGTAAAAACTTTTAAAATTACACGTGATAAAGAAAAAGAAGAATTACTTTTGAGCAAAATTCCTATGGCAGTTGAATACTACAATAGTATTACTTTAAATCAAATATGATTAAACAAAAAAAATGTAAAGGTCAAGGAAAAGCATTTGGTTATGGGTGCGGTAAATTAACTAACGTTGAAAAACGCATCTATGGACTTGGTAAAATGTGCGGTTGTTATTCTGATTGGCTTTTAAATTCAGATATTGGTAAAAGTATATTACAAAAATCAATTAGTAATGTACAAAAACCACGAATTGAATTAGAGAAAGCATATAAAGATAATAAAGAAAAAAAAGGCATTAATGGTGCTTTATTAGTTACTAAAACTTTAGTTCATGCATACGTGAGAAAAAGAGATAAAGATAAACCTTGTATTAGTTGTGGTTGCCAATGGAATGATAAATTTCAAGCTGGGCATTATTATCCTGGAGGAAGTTTTGAAACTTTAAAATTTCATTTAGACAATATTAACGGACAATGTGAACAATGCAATTTATTTAAAGAAGGTAACTTTGAAAACTACACATTAAAATTACCTGAAAGAATTGGCAAAGAAAGATTTGATAACCTTGTAAGACTTGCACAAATTGACAAACAATTTAGCAAAGTATGGAATTTAGAAAACTTAAAAGAAATTAGAGAAAACATTAAAAAATTAGAAAAATGAAAGATCAAGAACCTGAACAAATAGATGTTGTAGAATATTTAATATTTGAAACTTTAAATGAAGAATTTAATAAACGATGTTAAAGTTGATGTAGTAGCTTTTCATAAGAAAGGTTTAACTAATCCAAAAAAAATGAGAATGTCTTATAAGGAGTTTTTAAAACTTAAACACGAAAAGTATCATTACAGGGCATATAAAATTAATTTTAACACAACTATATTTTTAAAAGATGAAATTTACTAAACAAGACAAAGAAGATTACATTAGTTATTTGCGTGATGAAATCGCAAAAACAAAAGAATTAAAAGAAACTATTTTCACTAATCATTATTTACACAATTTACAAAACGAATTACAAAACTTAAACATTAAATAATTATGGAACTAAACGTAAAAATTCACTCAATAGGTGAAACGCAAATTGTATCAGATAAATTTTCAAAAAGAGAATTTATAGTTGAAACTCAGGAAGAATATAAACAATATTTACAACTTCAAGTAATTAAAGATAAGTGCGATATTTTGAACAATTATAAAGTAGGTCAAGAAGTAAAAGTACATTTAAACATTAAAGGTCGTTTATGGACTAATAAAGAAGGTAAAGAAATTGCTTTTAATACTTTAGAATGTTGGAAAATTGAAAGTGCTGAATCATCAGAACAAGCTCCTAAAGACGAAAAGTATAAAGGTAAAAAAGAATATACTGAACCTTTAGCTAAAGAATTTGAAGAAGATGATTTACCTTTTTAGCATTATATTAAAATAATTTTATATATTTGCATTTGTAATGTTCTGGTGGGTTCATTACATTAAAGAATTATTTATTTATCCTTTAGGGAGTAAGTGCCACCACACCGAAACCTAAAGGATTTTTTAATTTAAAAATTATGAGTGGATATATTTCATTACATCGAAAACTTTTAGATTGGGAATGGTATAATGATAATAACACTAAAATATTATTTATACATTGTCTTTTAAAAGCAAATTGGGAAGATAAAAATTGGCAAGGAACTTTAATAAAAAGAGGAAGTTTTATAACAAGTATTGAAACTTTATCTAATGAATTAAATTTGACTTTTCAGAATATAAGAACATCATTAAGCAAGTTAGAAAAAACTAATGAAATTGTAAAAAATTCAACAAACAAAAATACTTTGCTAACTATTGTAAAATATGATGATTACCAAAATTTAGAAAATAAAGTAACAAACGAACAACAAACAAACAACAAACAACTAACAACTACTAATAATATAATAATTAAAAAAGAAAATATAGATCCAATAAATTGGTCTGTGCTTTTAGATTTTTTTAATGAAGTAACAGGTAAAAAATGTAAAGTAGTTCCTGAAAAAGCTAAAAGTCAATTTAAGGCAAGGTTAAAAGAAAACTTTACAAAAGAAGATATTGCTAATGCAATTCAAAATGCTTATAACGATAAGTATCACAAAGAAACTAATCATCAATATTTAACTTTAGAATTTATTAGTAGAGCTGATAAGTTAGAAAGATTTTCAACACAAAAATAATTATGAAAACAGTAAACAGTATTAGTGGTGGTAAAACATCATCTTATTTAGCAAAACATTATCCAGCAGATATAAATATTTTTTCTTTAGTAAGAATTGAAGATATAAATAATTTATGGATGAAAGGTAAAGATGAAAAAACAAGGCAATTAGTTTCAGATAAATTAGGAAAAGAATTTGTAGGTACTGCTGAAATGGATGAAATAATTTATACTATTTTAGATTTAGAGCAATTTATAGGTTCAGAAATAACTTGGGTAAGCGGTAATACTTTTGAAGAAGTAATTAGAAAAAAAGGAAATTATCTTCCAAATAAAATGTCAAGGTTTTGCACAGTTGAAATGAAACTTAAACCTATTTTTAATTGGTTAAAAGATAATACAGAACTACCTATTGAAATGAGAATAGGATTTAGACCAACTGAAACAGCAAGAGCAGAAAATGTAATTAGTAGAGCAGATAAAAATGGAATTGAATTTTTTGAAACTGTAATTGGAAATGCAGGTAAAAGAAATAAATGGGGTAAAATTGCTTATAGAAAAGTTACTTTTCCATTAATTGAAAATAATATTTCTAAAGATATTATTTATAACTATTGGAATGATAAAAGTGTAAGATTTGCATATAGAAATAATTGTGTTGGTTGCGTAAATAGACAACCATTAATGATTTCGCACATGGCAAATAAAGATTTAGAAAAAATTAAATGGTTTGAAAAACAAGAGATTAATACTGGAAATAAATTTTTATCAGATGTTACTTTTACTGAAATTTTAAAATTTAATCAGCAAGGACAATTATTTTCTGATGATGATTTTAATGAATGTGATAGTGGATTTTGTGGAATTTAATAAATAAAAACAATGAGAAAGATAAATAATATAGAACAAGCATTTGCTCAAATGAGTTATAGACTTGAAAATGGCAAATATGAGCCAAAACAAATTGATTTAGAAGCATATTCTTTTTTAGCTAATTGGGTTATGGAAAGTAAAAAACAAGCTCTTAAAAACGATGTTTTGTTTGCAAAGTTATTTTGTAGGGTATTTGCTCAGGAAGTACATTTTTATAAAGGTGATTTTAAATTGGCACAAAAGACAATGCACCATTACTTAAAACATCCTATTGAATTTTACTATGAAAAGTTTACGCAAGAAGTAAACGATGTATTAATGAATAAATATATTAATGATTTAGGCATTACTGATAAGCATCCAGCATTATTAACTGACAAAGAACGTGATTTAGAAAACGAAATTTTAAAAGATAAAGCAATGATGGATTATTTTGAAGGTATTTTAAAAGAAGATAAAGTATTTATTTCATTAAACAATACCATAACTGAGTTTATTAATAAATATAAAAACTTACCATAATGGAATTTAAAATAGATATACCAACAGTACAGCTTAAACAGGCATTAGATAGCTTAGATGTTGATTTTAATGAGATACATAAACTATCAACACTTGACTTAAAAAGCAAAGTAAGTAAACCGCAATTAGCAATATCAATAGGTTATGATGATATAGCTTACAATGGAGAATTTAATCATTTAATATTTGGTACTTTTGGTAACATTTCAATGATTAAAGGTGAAGAAAAAGCAAGAA